TATGAAAGGTGGTGTCATCAGCGGCACCACGGAGCTCATCCCAGATGTCCAGCTCACCGCCGCACAAAATTTTGCTGGTACAGTCATCTACACTGCCCCTCTAGCCCCTCTCGCTCTCGCACCAGGCTCGCGCTTTGCTGACATAGCTGCCATGTATGACCAATACGTTTTTGAGGAGTTGCAGGTCACTCTTGGCAGTGACATCCCATTCACTGTCAACGGTATGGTCGGTGGAGGTTTAGAGAGAGACCCCATGGACCCTATTCCAGCTGTTAATGGCGTTTTGGATGTTCCAAAATACATGGAGCACAACAACTTTCACGCTGAGTCGCTTGCAAACCGTCGTGGGATTCGCTTTCCAAAAAACAAAAGAGCGATCAAAAAAGCAGGCAAGGGACCCACCAGCGGTTTCTTTTTCAACAGGCTCCCAGCCAGTGGTCAGGATCTAACAACTTTATTTCAGGGCCAGCTTGTTATTTTTGTTCACACCGCCCTGAGCAACGACACTTCCACCGGCATTCAGTTTCCAATCTCATTGGGCCCCCTCACTATGCGCTGGAAAGTGCGCATGAAGGAGGCTGCTGAGCGCAATCAGTACCTGGGTCAAGAGGACTATCACCAGACCACATCTGGCGGCACTTTCAACAATCCTTTCAACTGGAGCAGCACTCAAAAACTTCAAAATTCTCTCAACAGCGCATCAACGCTGAACTTTGACTCTGGCCTGAATGCCAGTTATTTGGACTTCACACTGCCCGTTGGCACCTTCAACTTTCTCTTGAATGTGCAGTATTCAGCCACTGGCGCTGCTGACCTTTATTGGGATTGGGCTGGAACCCAAACCGGCATTACTGTGCTCGCCCACAACACTTGTCTCACCAAGACCAGCCAAGCCATTGCTATGAATCAAGTTGCTTGGGCTACAGTCAACGTTACAACTCCCGGGCAATATCATGTTTTTGGCATCAACGGCACGGGCACTGGCTGGACTTGGAGCAATGCCCAACTAAGGCTGAGCCCCTCGTCGTATGGCTCGCCCAGTTTTCAGCACAAAGACTACGTTATACGTAGTCTAGTCTTCACACAAATGCGCGAGATGTCGGATGTGAAGAACGCTGTTCGTCATGAGATGCGTGATGAGCTCAAGCGCCTTGGCTTTGATGTCAAGGAACCCAAGTCCGAGAGCAAGTACCCAGATCTCATCAGAACACGCCAAATTGAATTTTGCGAAAGCAAAGACAAGACCCTTCAGCTCCGTAAGCCTCGTGAAGACTTCATCCTCACTTCAGCACGTACATTTCGTGAAGCTTTTGGGGGTGTCGA